CGGCGCACAATGAAGCGCATTGAAACCTACGAAGGAAAAAACGATTTGCTTCGCACTTGGGAAATATTCGCCAGCACCGACGCTCAAATCCGAGAGCACGACTACCTGTCGGGATTGAAAAAGCGCGTGCGTGAAAACAAAAACTATCTTTTACATAGGGCTGATCCGAATGCAGACATTTAATGGGTGCGGGGCGAGGTCGCGGTTGTTGTTCTCCGTTGGCCTCGCCCTGTTTTTAAGCAATTCCTGTCCAAGCACCCGCGAAAGCGGGATCAGGGGGCGTGCGCTTCTTGCGAGGTGGCGCACGTCCTTATTTTCTTTATGACGCGCGACTGGACACGCTTACAGCCCGCTAAGAAAGACGGCACGAAACACGAACGCGTTGCCTACCTTGTTGAGTTCTTGCGTCACCGTCGGGGATCGAAGGTCGCGATCAATAAAGCGGTGAAGGAATTGGAAAAGCTACGTCAATCTCGATGAGAGAAATCGTCGCGCTTTGGTCGCATCGCTTCGGTTAGGATCACGAATACGAGAATAAACAAGAACGCGAGATATTTCATTGACGGTAACAGATTGCCGCCAGAATAACCACGAAGGCAATCAGCGCCCAAAGCAACCACGTTTTCACGCCCACTCCCAAGTTGCCGGAACCATGATCGGCGGCTTTAATCCGACCGCGACAACCGCATCGGGGTTTAGGTCGATGATTGCCTTGTTGGTGATATTCTTTTTCCACGGCATTCGATCTTTCAGGACGCAAACGACCGTTTGAGCGTTCGCCGTCACGCTGACTTTCGCGTGTTTCGCTGCTGCGATGCTTCCGAACTTCTCAATCATGTCGTCGGGAGGTAGGGCGCAACTCGGCCCGGTTCCTTCCGAAACGTCGTCGCCCCAACAACCGATTCCGTTGTCGCCAACCTTGAAACAATCTTGATCGCTACCACCGTTGTCCTTGCAACGCCTAAACGCCCGTATATCGACGGGGTCGCCAAAACTAGACGCAATACCCTTGTGCGTTGCTCCTGTCCACGTTGGGGGCGATTCTGGCGCGTTCTTGGCGGCAAGGATTAGGTTGTCGAGAGCCAACCGTGACCGAACGCCAAAGATGCCATCTGGCGTGACTTTCAGAATCTGCTGAATCGATTTGATTGCGTCGATTTCGATGCTCATTGCGCTATAGCATGAGGCCCGATGATGATCTTTTCAATCATCCGTTTCACCTGTGACCGGCGCTTATAGCCTTCGCCGCAATCGGCAATCTTTTTCCCGTTCTTGGCGCGCAACGTCCAACGCCATTCGCCCCTGTGATCTTTGTAAATGATGAACGTCACGGGCAAAAATGAAAGTAGATCACGCCTATGATTGCGTAACCGATGAACACAATGCAGGGCGCAAGTGCTTCGCGTGTTTTCATGCTCCGAAATGGCGACCTAACCAACCGACGCACAAGACACAGATCGCGAGACAAACGAAAAAGCCCGCCCCGAATCCGATTAGAAAAGAAGTCCAAGCCACGCGGTTCAGTCTTCCGGTTGCCATGCTGGATCGTTCCGCAGGGCTTCAACCGATGCGTCAAATTCCGCTTCTTGTTCCGGCGTCCAAATCTTGTCGCGCTTGAAGATGTTTCTTAAGGACGAAATGAATCCGGTCAGTTCAGGGATTGAATGAGTTGCCTGAATCAGAAGCGGCAGATATTTGATAACTAATCCGACGATTGCGGTCATGGTTGTGAAACTTTCTTTGCTTCGGTGAGGTATTTGTTCGTCTCGTTTACCGCGTTGGTCAACGTGATCATCGCGGTGTTGAGTGTCGCTTGATTCGCTGCGTTGCGGTTCGCCTTAAAGTTTTTCGTGGCATCGCGGAGACTGACTATCCAGTTGATTCCGTTCCGACGAATGTTTTCAGCCCACTGATGAATGGCCGGAATGTTCGCGAGCAACGCCTGATTGTCGCGCTCCAAATGAACGAACGTGTTAAACGTTAGCTTTGCGGTTTCTGCGGTCTGTTCGGCGCGCAATATGATTTGATCGGTCGATGCTTCCGTCAGCGCTGGCGGATTAAAGCTCGAACACCCCGAAGGGCCGAACGGTGCGACCGCGAACGCGCCGCAGATGATTGATGCCGCTATTAGATAACGGCACGCTTCAAGCCGTAGGCGGTTCATGGCGCTAGGGTGAGCAAGAACATTATCACGAAGTAAAGGGCGATAAGCGCGCATAAGATCATTACGAGCTTCGTAATTACTGCGGGAGCTTCAAGCGCTCCGAGTATCCACGCCAGAATGTAATACACAATCGCCAAGACGATCAGCACAATGACCAAATGAATCAGGCCGCTAATCAATCCCGATGCGACTGCTGCCGCGAGTAGGGTTGTAATCATGGTTTTCTTTCTTCTGTTGGAACCGGGTCGCCCGGCTCATTGACGACTTGGACATTCTGAGGGGCTGACGTTGTTGTTGCTGTCGGGGAAGTCTTGGAAAGCACGCCGCTGATCACACCGAGAAGATAATTGACCATCGCGACGAACGCAGTCAACAAAACTTGGTCGGGCTTGACCTGAAACAAAAGGCAATAGCCCAAAATACAAAGGCCAATCGTCGCGTTGATTGCCAGCGTGATAATGACAACGAAGATGATGCCTTTATTCGTGGTTGGAGGTTCGTCCACTTAAACGCGCTTTTATTAAAATGCGGTGCAGTCGTCAATACTTATTTTCCGTTCGCGCCTTCGATGCGTCCAGCCGCGCGACCCCCGATGAATCCGACGAGCGCACCGACGACTGTGGTCACGATATTTGAAATCACGTCTGCGGCTTCTTTGAACTGTGATTCCGGGTGAATTATTTTAGCAACGCTTATCGCTACAACGGTGAGAATAACAACTAAATCCGTTGCGCTCCGCTTCAATTCGTGGTCGGCGGAGTCGGGCTTGGTTGCGGGTCTTTTGTATCTCTATCGGCCATGATTAAATCACCTCCTTATATCAGTGGATCGGTCGAAATGTTTAATCTAGTCACCTGATCCACTTTAATCATCGGAGTTGGGCTGCTCGTTGGTTCTAACTGCATCGGGGGAATAATTCGGCGCTCTGCCGGTGTCGGCGTCGGTCGCGGTCGATTCGATTTCCGTTTCGTTGTCGCGTGATGCGCCACGGCTTTTTTCTTAGGTAAAGGGTCGATCCTGACCGTCACGCCTCCGCATCCCATTAAGAACGTTAGGCAAAGGGCTGCGATTAGCAGCATCTCACGGCGTTGTCGGTTCGGATAAGTCATTCACATCATAAAGCGGAAACCCACAGCAAAACCCGCCACAAATCATCATCATCGCGTCACGCCTTCCGGTTCGGGAACCTTTAACCCCTCTGATTGCAATTTCTTCGGGTCGCTATTCTGCTGCTGCAAATGAACGGCCCACCGGAAGAAATCGGCCATCGTGACGCTGCTCTTATTCCCTTCAATAGCAATAACTTTTGATTCAACCTTGTCAATTCTACCGTTCATTTCCATCTTGAGCGCCGAGATTTGACTAGCCATCTCGGTGCGTAGGCTTGTGATCTGATTTTGCGTGATCGCGGTTTCAGATTTCAACGATCCGATGCCGTTCATCACGACCAGCACGCCGGTCACGATTAGAACCATGACGCCGATACTAAGGCCCGTGTTCGTGTTGATGCTCATTCTTCCGCTTGAGGGGTGTTCCATGTTATTTGAGGGGATAAAGTTTATTCCATCGGTTACGGCGCGCGGGGCAATTGCAAGGTTTACCGAACGTCTTTAGATGCCACGCATTGAATGCCAGACTGTTTTCGTCGCCAATGATGCGCGCAACAACGTCACCGATCCCAGCGTCTTTGGGTTGCGAGAATTGCCGCAACGCTTTCACCCATACCGGCCAATTTTTTTCGGGAACCGAAGACAATATGTGTCGTGGTTTGAATTTCGGAGGCACCTCGGTTTGAATCGACAACTGCGATGATTTCGTGCCTATATTTTCGGATACGGGCAAGCCATTAACGATCTCCGCGACAAGCACTCCGTTTTTCCAGTGTCGTAGTCTAGCTACAGTCATAGGTTATATCTTCAGCTGTGCTGTGAGTTGAATTAGGCGTTGGCGGGCTTGTCGGGTCAACCGGCTCATATGGATCAAATGTCAAATCATGCGTGTCCCCGATCCCCGTTAACGTAAAACTGAACGGGGTTTCATCAACTATCCCGGCAATGTCGTCCCGTGTCCTGATCACTCCGCTGACGTTGCAGTTACCGGAGGCGCTTGCAACAAGCGTAAAGCGTAACGGGCAACTTTCGGCAATCGTTTGAAACGATCCATCGCCAGACTTAAAGCCGAAAGCTAATTGGCAAGTAAACGGATGGTCACTACAATCCATCCATTCTGATATTGCGTCAGCCCATGAATCGGGAAAGTTAGCACCGTTGCCAGTTCCGCGACAACCAGGTGAAATAAATTCCTGACTTACCGAGCAATCAGGACACGGGTTTGGATCACAAGGCGTTCCGTCGCCTTGATATGTCCCGCCGTCTTCAACGCATTGTGCCTCCGTTTTAACGGCGCAATTTCCTTCTGTGTCGCAACACGCCCCGGTAATTTCCCCGACGCCTTTCCTGTCAACGTTAATCACGGAATGCTCCCCGTAAACCTCGTCAACTGTGACGTTCTTACCTTCTTTTTTCGTTAGCGCCGTGACCTGATCAGTAACCGCATTCCAGAACTTGCGGCGAGCGGGCGTTGACCCCGGCCCGCTAAACTTCTCAACGTTCATGGACAAGGCTGACAGTCTGATGCATTGATCACTTGGGCGCTGTTAGTATTTTGAATCTGAACGTTTTTTCCCTGAACAGCTTCAACGGTTTTAATCGCCGGAATCAGAACATTCTTGATCCACTCGCGCTCTGCCTTCGTGAAGCCTTTTTCGGGCAACGTTAATTTAATCACGACGGCGGCCCGTAAGGTTGCAACGTTCGCGTCTTGCGCTTCGTTATCTGCCAGAATTGACCGGCAACAATCGGTTCAATGTCCGGTGGAGGTTCGTCGATAGCTTGAACGAATGCGTCATTAAGCAAGAATAAAATCAAGTCGGGGTTGCTTAAACCCGGTTGCACTCCGAAACCCAAATCCCAAGTGATTAACGACGTGATTTCTGGCGGGTCGTCCGGTTCTGATGCGTCGTCAACATCATTGCTGACAAAACTCAACGTGTTCGTGATCGCATGAAAGGTGACACTCGCCGGATTTGTCGCTGTCGATGGAAAGATTATCGAAGACGTGTTTGTTGTAGCGGATGCTGTTTGACCTGCGGAACTTGGTTTTTGCGTTGGCAAAATTGGATTGCCGTCGCCGTCGTCAGTCAGGCATCCCATGTAAACCAAATCAAGCGCGCTCGCGCTTTCGCCTGATTCCGATACATATCGATCCGTTACGAACATGAACGGATAATCTTCGTCGGGGTCGCCTTGCTGCGGCACGTCTGGATCGGTCATAACAACGTCAGCCGCCGCGTCACATTTGAAAGTTTTCGTGAACGTAGCAAGCCCGAATTGCGGTTGCCCCGGTCTTTTCCCTGTGAGTGTGAGTGTCACCGCCATAAGCCCACCAAATCATTTTTTAAATCGTTGATTGCCTGTATCAATTCCTGATTGCCGCCGGCGTCACCGACCGGCAACGGAGCTTCTCCCCTAAGTTGCCGATCAAAGTTGATTTTGTTTCGAGCAATGTCGTCGAGCGCTTGCTGCGATTCTCCTGGCCCCGCTGTTCTGCCTAGTCGAGTGGGTCTATTTAATCCTTCGTATTCGTCGCGCTCTGCCGGAGTAAACCGATTCTTGAACGCCTCCGCGCTTTTCTGAAACAGATCAGCATCACGTTCCTGTCCGGCTTCGCGGGCTCGGCGCGCTGCTTCTTCGTTCTTGATCGCTGCTTGAACTTGCGGTTGCGCGGTTTGAAGTGCGCCCTTCATTAAGCTGGCCGCGGCCTCCGCGTTTTTCTGTGCTGTTTCGGTTGCGATCTTCTTTTGCTGATTGAGTTCGGAAGTGACCCCTTTAAGTTGCGCTTCCGCGATTGCGATGTTGCCCGCGAGTTTTTTCCATTCTTCGCCTTGCGTCGGAAGGTTCAAAAGACTTTGCTCGGTTTTTAACCGGATGATCACCTGTTGTAATCGGATGAAAGATTGATAAAGCGGTTCCGTTCCGACACGCGCCGCGTCGCGCGCCTTGTCCTGCATATCAAGAATTGATTCACCGAGAGCGCGAACGTGTTCTTGCGCCTTAATCATTCCGTCAATCCAACGATCTTGCTCTGCGTTGAACTCGCGCCATTTACTGATTGCGCTTGTAAGTAGCGTAATGATCGTTCCGACGCCCACCGCACTTCCGGTCAGTCCAACGGTTGCGCTAACGTCACCACCGCTAGAAGATGCACTTGCATTCTTAGGATTGAGAGGGGACGCCGCCCATTTCGCCTCCGCTTCCGCGAGTTTCTGCTTTTGCGCGGCAGCAAACGAATCGGCCTTACGCTTGACAGCATCCATTTCTGCCGATGTCTGCCGGAGGCCGGTCGTGTCGGCGGTCGTGACGACTTTTATATTGAAATCTTGATCGGCCATTTATCGAAACAATAAAAAGAAGTTTGATGATCCGGTTCCAACTGGAATTTCGCTGCCTAGCGTTGCGAACGTGGCCGGGGCGCCTTGGTTGTTGTATTCGGTGGCGATCCAATCGGCAGTTAAAGCGGTGGATTTCCACACGCGAATTTCGTCAAGGCTGCCTGTGAAATACAAAGGACTTGCCCCGACGTTTCGCCTTGCAAACAAAAGTCCTCCCGCGCCGTCATCTGCGCTTGCGCCCGTGTTGGTAAGCGTTCCCTGGTCGGATGCGCCGTTGATATACATTTGAATGTCTTGCCCGCTGCTGCCGCTAGTATTGATATGAAACACGGCAGCGGCATGACGCCACGCATTGTCATTGATAGTGGTTGAGCTATCGCGTGATAGCGTCACTGTGCCGCCGCTGTTTTTAACCTGAAGACTGAGTTTCCCGGTAGGCTGCGTTAGGAAATACCACCCCCCCGCGCCAGTGTTCGAGTTTTTTCCAATCAGAATTTGACTATTGGCGCTTGTCTTAAACCAAAACGTAATGGTTGTATCAACGTTCTCGGCCCATGTTCCGGTATTTGCTGTTGAAATATATTGCGACGAGGCCGCAACAAACGCCGCGCCGCCGTCAATTTGCCCACTCGTTGCAGTTGCGCCGTTATTTGTTCCGTTAAACGCTCCGCGAGCATCTAAAACACTAAGTGTAGTTCCGTCTTTTAGGTGATATGTTTGTGTTGCAAATGTTCCCACACCGCTTGAACCATCCGTTGAAATACCTGAATCTCCATAAGCCAACACGAACGGGGTCGTTGAGCTGGAAACGCTCGAAACCTTGACCCACATAATCAATTCGCCGGTGCTGGCGTTGTAACGCTCTAGCTCGTAATTACTGATCGCGCTTGATAACGTTCCATCGGTGTAGGGTCGTATATCATATCCGTTCGCGTTTTGAACGTGACCACCGTTACCGACCGTCTTGAAACGCGCATCCGTAACGTTTACTAAAACTGGGAAATTAGATTGCGTGCTAGGAACTTGCGCCGAGTTGATATTGTAAGGCGTATAATATGCGAATGCCATTTTGTTAGGCTTCTTGGGCGCTCGCTACGCAACCCCACTTGCTTGTCACCGTGTCGTAAATAAAGCCGACAACTAACCGCTTTGAAATCACTGTTGTGGTCGGCAGGGCAACGCCTACGGCTTCAAATGATGCGCCCCATGTGATTGCGCGCGCGGTTCCGTCGTCCTTGATTCGGAAAATCAGTTTGTCGAAATTGCTTGGCGTGCCTGACAAGTTCGTCGTCATGGACGTAATCGCAGCGGCGAGAGCCGTGATTGTTACGGCATCACAATTATCGGTGTTGATAGTCGGCGTTGCCGAGCTTGTGATTGTCGTGATGCGCGGAGTCACGCGCTTGTTGGTCAACGTCTGCGTGTCGCTTGTCCCTACGATTGTTCCGCTCGGCGCGGTGGCGGTCGTAAATGGTGACGTGCCGTTGCCAATTAAAACGCCTGTCAACGTTCCCGCCCCGCTGCCTCCGCGCGCTACAGATAGCGTGCCAGTCCAACCGAGCGTAAAAGACGTTGAAGTTATGACCGCGCCCGTAGGTGTCCCGCCTAGCGTCAACGTCACGTTTGTATCGTTGGTTCTGGTGATGTCGCCCAACGTGCCGACGCCTGTGCCCCCTCGACCTGCCGCGAGCGTCCCCGTCCATCCAAGTGTCAATGATGTCGATTGTAGCAACGCTGTCGTAGGAGTTCCGCCCAAAGTCACGGTCACGTTGGTGTCATTCGTTCGCGTCAACGCTGCCGGGGTGATTGCTGTTCCGGACGCCCAAGTCGGATTTGACCCTGCCCCGTGAGTTGTAAGTTGGTTTCCGTCTGTGCCCGCCGTAAGTAAAACCCAATTCGACGCGCCGCGATAAAGAATGTCGCCTTGCGCTGGGCTGCCCAAGCCTTCGAGAATGTCGTTGGTCGTCCAGCTTCGATCTGCCGCTAACGTTTTCGCTGACCCTCCGATTGTGAGAACGCGCGACAACGGAACAAATACCGAATTGAACGCGGTTTGAATGTAGGTTTTAATGACCGACATTGCGCTTTTCTTGTTCGTGCCACTTTGCACAATCGGCGCAATATCCGCGTCGGCCACGGAACTCGCTGCCGGTAAGTCTGATATTTTTTCGTCGGCCATAGAATCACTCCAAAAGAATTTTGTCGCCTGTCTCTAAAAGCAAGAAATCTCCGGTTTCGAGTAAGAGTTTATCAACGGTCGGAGTCGGAGCGAACAACAGCGATCCGGTGATGTGATAAGCGTGCTCTGTTTCGCTTCCGATCTGACGCACAAGTTGATTGGAAATGAGTCTTCCATTGACGACCAAGGCCGTGACGCTAGACGGAAACAAACCGAGACTGACCCACAACTTAATGTCGCCGCTTCGAGGCACGACTGAATCATGTTCGAGTATGAAAATGTCGGCATCGTCGATTGACGGTTGCACCCGTTGAACCGTGAACGCGATGTCAACCTTGCGCTTATTCCTGTCGAACAATACGGGATTGAGCGCATCCAGTTCGACCACGACATCAAACACGCGCTGAATTTTAAGGCGCAAACCCTTGAGCGCATAACCACCGGCAAGCGTTCCGTCTGCCAAAAAATAGTCATCAATCGAGCAAAGCATTTCAAACGGGCGCGCCTCCGATTATGTGATAATTATGGAATGTCGTTGCGCCTGATTGCTGGATCAATTCGTGATCAACTATTGCTCCGTTTGGGATTGTGCGCGTGACCGGCGACGGCCCTGTTGTAGTGAACGTCACCGTTCCTGATGTCGGCAGGTTCGTGTCGAGTTGAACAATAAATTGCTCTGCCCCCGCAACGCTTGAATGAGTGCGCTTTACGGTAAGCGTCAAATCGCAAGTCGTGTTTACGCGGTCGAAAAGCGTCGTGTCGGAATCGTCCAACGGCACGACGACATCAAACAGTCGATTGTTCGAGGGGCGCAAATCGGAGATAGCTACGCCACCGGCTAACGTGCCGTCACAAATGTCATAGGTTCCGATTGAGATTAACATCCATCAAGGGTCTTCAAAGATTATCGCCGGGGCGACCGTGATGCCGGTTCCGCTGCCGCTGAATTTCGCAGCGTTGATAAACATGACTTCGCCGCGTTGCAGGACGCCGGTTTGATACAAGTCTTCACTCGAAGACGCATCGCAGTTGGCAAGCGTGACCGTGAAAGCGTCGGAGCTAATCACTAAATCTTCATTGCTGCCTCCGATTACGTCACCCGGTAGAAGCGCGGTCGTGTCTTGAATCCGAATCAACGCATCCACTTCGGCCTTTGTCATGTTCGCCGGTTTGAACTTGCAAGATGCAACGTAGCTGTCGGCGTCGTAAACCCGGTCAATGATTCCGAAATTATCAACCTCGATGTCTTTGGTTCCGAACGTGGCTTCAAGTTGAAACCCATCAATCGCCAGCATCTCGTCGTAAGGGCTTGACCGCACTCCTAGGGCTGCCGTGTAACGCGCATATCTGATAATGTCGATGTCCAGCGCCCCGCCGCTGAATGCAGCGTTTACGGCCACATACCAAGCGTCCACGGCGGTCATATCGAAGTCGCTTGCCATTAACGCGGTAAACGTAATCTCGCCGCCGATGATTTGCCCGCGCGTTGCGCTGCATAGGATCGTGGGAGACTTGCTGATTGCGCCGCGCGCCCAAGTTACCTTATTCAAATCCGAACCGTTGAAGGGGTGTTGCGCCCAAATGATGAGCGGCAAATCGGTCGCCCCGAATACGCTTGAACCGTGAAGATTGCGCGCGTCGGGAAACATAGACTGCAAATAAGCGGCGTTGAGAAGTCCCGCAGGTTTTCCCGTGAACTCGACAATGAAGTTTTTCGCAACGGCAGCAATCGCGCCAAAGTTGTCCACGGTGATGTTTTCCGTATTGCGTTTCAACGACCCCTTCAAGCCGTCTTGAAAATAATACGTTTGCCCGTTAAAGACGGCCACGGCGGGGCCGGTGATTCTAAGTGGAACTGACATAGTTTGTTTCTCTCTTTAGTTATTCTCCGCTGATTAACGCTCCGACCTGCGGGGCGATAAAATGACAAATCCGTGAAACGATCAACGTGCCTTTGGAATCCTGTTCACCGTTCAAAACACGCTCGCGCTCCGTTCGCATTTCGTCGGCGTAAATTGGACTGTTGATTGATTGCGGCTGAAATCCGTGGAGCGTTCCAAGCACGATTCCGGTTGCCTTCATTAAGCGCACGTTGGTCGCCAACGTTGCGCCGGGTTGCCGGTTGAAGACTGGAGCTTCGCTAATCCAGACATCGAAACCCAATTTCGTGAACAATGGGCCGGGTATGTCGGGCTGCTCAATCCTGCCGGTCGGTGCGCGCACCGTTATCGCAAGTCCAAGTTGCCCGATCTGTAAATCAAAGTCGGCCTGAATGTCGCCTTCGTCTTCGGTGAACACTCGAAACGGCGCACCGTCGGGCGACACGATTGTGTTAAATGGCGACGTGTCGAGTAGCTTCGCGGCTACGTCGTTCTGTAATTCCTCGAAAACGTTTTGCGGGTCGGGGATCATGATTTCAGAAAATTCTTGAATCGTGCATCCATATATTGATATGGCGCATCAGGTTGAAGTCCCGGCCAGTGAAGAACCATTGTGTCAGCGCATTCGTCATGCACGCCGTTGACCTCTGGGGCGTAAGCGTTCCAAATTTCTTTCGGTTGGTAAAAGACATCCACCTCATCAATGAAACTCGCCAATGCTGATTGTGATTGCCACACACGATTTTCAAACTCTGGGCGTAACGAATGAACGCGCTTCAGCACGTCAAAGCTGTCAGGGCAATTACGCCACGCCATCACGCCGCCATTGATGCCATTACAATCAACCGCGATGTTGAGCGTGTGCGGTTGTATTAACTCACGGAAATCGTTGCGCCCGATAATCAGCGCATCGGGGTCGATCCACAAAAGATAATCACAACTGACAAGCTTTTCCTCGATCAATCGAAGCTTCGACCACGTTGTGTGTTCATTATCTGGCAATTCGGCAGACAAGTATTGAATCTCTGGAAAACTAGTGCAATAAAGCGCGATAGCCGACGCGCAAATCCTTCGGCATCTCTTACAATGACGATTTGAAGCGGTGAGAATCAAAAGATTCATGGTTTCAACGAAGTGCTGATTTCCTTTTCGATTGAGTCCGTGATGTATCGCACATTCTCACGAATGCCCGTTCTAAACGGTGCGCGTGCTGGCAATTTGCGCGTGCCGTATTCCTGATACTCGGCATAAAAGACAGGCGACCCGATTGCGCCCGTGACCGTGGTCGTTTCGCCGGTCGTGGTCACGACGGCATCGGTCGCGTGCGTGCGAAGTTTTAGCTGGCCGGTTCGTTCCCCCAGTCGGTGAAGTTCGACCGGGAAAGGGCCGCGCCCGGTAAGGCGTTGTTCTTGAATCCGGCCAGCTACAATGGCAAGTGATCTATCCATTCCGCGCTTGATTGCACGCGGGAACTCTGTCGGAGCGCGTTTGAATTTGTCGGAAAGCGCAATCGCTTGCGGTGAAAGCTGGATTGTGATTGCGACACTCATTTTTCAAGGTGTTCGGATTGCAACGGCGATTCAACCGGAATCGCTACGCAATTGCAGTTAATGATTTCTTCCGGCCCCGCTGATTCGTCGCCGGGTCGCAGCATCGCCACGCCGCCGATATCGAAAGGTTCATCAATCGGCACGATTTGACCGTCTGCTTCGAGGTGCGTCGGTCGCGGTTCTTTGATTAGGGGAGACATCGAGTGCAACCATTTCTTGTGCGTCACGCCCGCTTTTTTCATTGCCTTCTCGCGTGCGAAGTTAAACGCGGCTGCGGTTTCGGTGTTCGCTATCGTTTCGGCGCGACCACGGCCAATCTCGTCGAAGGCTGCGCTGATCCGTTGCATGAGTTCGCGGCGACCTTCGCCTTGCTCCAATCCTTCGTGGATCGTCTGCATGATCGTCGCGTGAATCTCGTCGGGCACGTTGGCTAGTAGGTTCTCCCGGTTCTTGATAAAGGCGAAAACCTGTTTATCGGTCAGTTTGAACGGATCAGCCTCTTTAACTTCGTCGAAAAGCCCTTGCCCCGCGCGCTGCAACGCTGCTGCTTGCTCTTCTTTCAGCGCGGCAATCAATTCATCCGCGAACAACTTCCGGTCAAACGTGAGCGATTCTGATAGGTTTTTCGGTTCGTCGGCTGACGCGATGAAACTCGGATTGTCTCGGAAATGTTTTTCAACTTTTCGGAGCGTTTCGTGTTTCGCGTAATTCAAACACCGATCCGTTGCCGATTTCATGCGGTCGATGAACTTTCGTCGCTTGTCGAAGTGCGCCGCTCCTTCTTCGCTTTGCTGAAACTGCGGAACGGGTTTGTCGGTCGTCATTCCCGCCGAGCAAATGAGCATGAGCACCTGCCGCGCTGCGTGGGCTGGCATGGACGCCGAAGCGACAAGTGCTCGCTCAATTGGCGAAAGTTTTTCGGTCATAACGCCTGAAGCTGTGATCCGTTTGTCCAGACGGTTGGCGTTGTGCCGGTAGCTATGAAAACCGCGCCCGTGATGTTCGAGCCGCCTACGTTGGTGAAATCGTCGCCGGAAACGTAAATAATAATGCGATATGTCGTGTCAACGACGAGCGTGCCGCTGTTGAGCGTGTTCGTATCATCAAACGGCGCGTTCGGATTGGCGTAAGTGTTGATCTGTGGTTGAAATTGCGTGCCGGGTCGCGGGATCGGATGCGAGGCCATGAGTAATTTGTTTTCCGAGTTCCATTGACCAGTTCGCGGGCTTGTTGGCGATACGTCCGGCTCAATCGCAAACTTCTGTTGCGAAACGAGAAACAGCTTTTTGAGTGCTTCCTCGAATGCTTGCCGTCGTGGTTCGGTCTGTAGTTGCAGGAAATTCGGAACCGCAATCAATAACCGCCAACGGATTATTGCAATCGCGTCGTCAAACAATCCAACCGGAATCACGTTGTCGGGCGTTGCTGGCAAAGCGTAACCGCCAGCGATGATGTAACCTCGAACCTCGTCAATCGCCGTTCCAACAATCTCGTCAATGTTACCGAACGGCAGACCTGAACCGCTGCCGCTTCCCATGACGGAACGAATCGACGACGCTTCCGCGACTGTGAAATTCGCCAGAACGTCTTCGGTTGTTAGAACTTCCCAGCTCATACTAAGTTAATGCGACCTTTCCGCACCACGCGTTTACTGTGAGTGAATTTCCGGCGTCGCCCCCGCCATAATTTGAAACGCCCATGTAATCGTCCTTCAATGTGAGCGGAAGATTATCGAATGGCGATATCGGGGTGTTGAATGAGCCTCCGGTTGTAACAGCGCCTTCAAAGTCGCCGCTGCCTACCTCCATATATACCCCGCCGCCATTCTTGGAATACACACCAGCTCCATCAGAAGCAGCCAAGAATGTTTCAACGAGGGTAAGCGTGGATGCGTAAATGTTGCCACGGATTAAGACCCACGACGCGCTAGTAGTTCCCGTATATCCCTCAACGATTGTAAGAACATATTGAACCGCAATCGGGACTAGTAAAAAGCCTTCACCGGGTGCGGCTACTATTTCAACTCCGGTCGATGGCAGCGCGATAATTTCAGCGTTGGTAAGCGTCTTCGTGTATAGCTTTACGTCTTCTTCGCTTTGCGATTCTGATTCGGTGATCCATCTTGGCCCTGCTGACATAGTTAAATCCTCGTTAGTTCCGCAAGACCGTCGGAAACGTCGTGCAACTTGATTGTTAGTTTGTTATCCCGCGCGAATGCGCCTACCACCGGAAGCAAGTAATTGAACGATGCATTGCCGACATCATGCACAAACATGATTCCATCCTCGCGCAATAGCGGCAGCATATTCATCATATCAATCCGGCAACTGTCGGCTTCGTGGTCGCCATCAACAAAACCGATGTCGAAAGTTTCGGAGAGTTTAGGAACGATCACCCGCGCATCACCTTCCATCACTTCAAAATGTCCGTCGAACGGTTGCAATCGCGCTTCGACTTTCTGTTTGGATTGCTTGATGCCACCCCAGATGAGAGAGAAATTGTCAACGAGAACTGCACGATGAACCTTGCCGGTTTTCAGAACCGCTTCGGCGCTATTTCCGGTCAACGTTCCGATCTCAATGTAATCAATGTCTCGACCAAGTTGCTGCGCGTGCGTGCCTACGGCTGACGCAATCAACTGGTGGTAGTCGTCGCAGGAATATCCAAGTTTCGCGTCAATCGTCATGCTGTAGCCATTTCAAACGGATTCGGTAACGGTTCCCCAACCGGCAGAAAAGCTTCGCGCTTTCGCCCAAGAATCTTGACCGCCATTTCAAAAACTTCTTCGGGAAACGTGCGGTAAAGCTGGTGACAACCGATTTCACAGCTCGCGCGCCATGCTTGCGCGCCTTTGTATTCAGGCAGGCAATGGCAACCGGCACATGGAATCGAGTTTTTCTCGAACGGCGTCACTTCCGGCAAATGCCCATATATGCGTGCGCCCTGCGTGGGCCCGTGAATCGCAATCGTTCGCGTTCCAATCGTCCCGGCGACGTGCGCTGGCCCGCTGTCGTTCCCGATTACAAGTCGAGACGCCTGAATTGCTGACGCTATGAACGGCCACGATTTACCAACGATGCAGTGGAACGGCATAAAGAAAGCGTAGTCGCGTTCTTTCGTCACGAAGCGCACCGAATAACCCTCGCGCTTCAACAATAGACCCAATTCAACGAAATAGTTTTTCGGCCAGATTCTAGGCGACCATACCCCATGCGGAAAAATCAGCACGTCTCCCGCAGCGCGGCGACCCATTTCGCGCGACATCGCGTCGGGCTGAATCTTCGGGCGCGTCGGCGTTTCTTTTACGCCAAGATGATGCGCGATCCATTGCAGATAATTGAGCGGTGAATTGAGTCGGACGGCGGTTTCGTAGCCTTTGTCGGTGAACACCGCGCCTTCTTCGTTCTCGGTGATCGGCATACGGAAAAGCTTCAACACTTCGCGTTGCCAACCGGGTGCGACGAACGAAACCTCGCTGCCCGCGTCGATAATGCCTTGACCTAACCACGCAAAACAAACCACGTCGCCTAAGCCGTGGAACCAACCTTTGCTATGATCTGCCCAAATCTTCACTCGTCACCCTCCCGCAGGGAAATCCCTTAACCTACGTGAGGGAACACGAATGAATCGTGTTTGTTTTGCCCAGATTTATGCTCTGCTCGAACCTGAACCGCTCGCGGCCTTGATCAGTTGACCCGCCGCGCCTTGTCCGGCGTTCGTGCCATACATTAGCGAGAACCGCTGATTGCCGGTTGCAAGCGTGTGATCGACGTATTGAACGAGCATCACGCTGATTCCGAGGTCGGCGTCGGTAACGGTTTGCACGTTTCCGAAGCTCGCACCGGGCGCAAACTTCGTATAATCGTTCGGCAACCTCGTCGCGATGCACAGCGCCGATTTGCTGCCCGCGAATCCGGTCACGTTGCCGTTGTTGGTCGGCAGGTTCGGAGCGCTGACAACTTGGAAGTTGCTGACCGGCAGAACAAGTGAAGTCCCGCCGTTGGTCGGATCGGTGATCAGTTGCGGGCGCTGAAATGCCGCAAGGCTCATCAACGTTGCGTCGGTTTCGAGTTTCTCGAACACGGTCGGGTAAAGCAACGCTGTGCGATTGCCGAGCGCAAGAGGCACGCCACGCAATGTCAACGCCGTTCCAACTCCGATGAGTGACGCGCGCGTGAATGCGGAAGTCGCTACAACGGTGTTGTTCGTGAAGTTGACGTCGGTGATATTGGAATACAGATCGTCAACCATCGCCTTTGCCAGCGCATAGGCTTGCGCGGGAGCTTGTTCGTCGAACAACCGGCGAACTGTTGACGCCATGATTTGCTCGTTAAACGCGACCGGCACGCCCTGATGTTTGTCAATCGTGATCGGCACGTCCGTTGTAACCGGAGCGTCGATGCCCGTGGCCCAACCTGTTGAGGTGTTGTAGTCAACGACTGGCGGGATATCCACGGTGCGCGTCATAATCGTCTGATTGAACGCGGCTTGCTCTGCCGTGAAATCCGTCGTGAACATCGCAAGCGATGGGAACGTGAATTTCAGAAGCTCAAGCGTGCGCTGAACGACCAAAGTTCCGCTCAACGTGCCCAAGTCGCTGTCAGTGACGTCGGCTGCGAAGATCGCATCCGAAAGACGGTCGATTGGGAACGCAAGCATCCTGTCGCGGTTCGCTGATCCGGCTTTGAACTCCGCGGCATACATGGCCGCGAAATCACGGGAGCAACTAACTTTGTCCTCCCATTTGCGTGATTTCTTGGCTTCGGACGTGATGCGCGCTAATGCGCCGAAGATCATGCCGGGGTCTTCGTTTTGAACTGCAATCCGTGAGTCGAGAGAAGTTATTCGACTCCCAATCGCTGTGTTGCCTTGCATCCCGGCGATAACCGAGAGAAACGAAGGATCGCCGGTTGCCCGATTGATCAAATCGTTTTGGACTTGCGTCGCCTTCGGCAGGATTGCACCGCGCTGAATTGCGGCTTTCACCGCTGCTTCGGCGTTTTTCTTGTTCACGCCGCGAATCTCGCCCTGCAACCGTTCGTTCTGCGCTTTGAGTTCGGCGCTTTCAATCTCAAGATTGATCGCCTTCAATTCGCTTTCACGGGTGTTGAGGGTCAAGACTGCGTTTGCGTCTGTGTCGTCTTTGGCTGCTCGCGCTTTGAGCGCGTCAACCTCTCTCTGAAGCTCCTGATGTTTCGACCGGAGCGCGTCGAGTTCTGATGTTTCCATTTGTTTCCTTTTTGTTTCTGCATTGTCGCCGTTCTCCGGCGTGCCGATTGATTCGGCGTTTTTTGCCCACAAGGGCAAATCTTTGAAAGCTGGATTGTTGACTAAGCCGCCCATGTTCGGGTCGGCTGTTTCTTTGCAAATGACGAGGGCTGCTTCAGCGCGCTTATTGTCCACGTGAAAGACAGGGGAAAAAGCGCGGAAGTCTTTGCCTTCCACTGCGGTCTTTCCGCTTTGCGACCATTCGCCGCTTGCAATTACACCCTCGCCATTGCGCCAAATGAACGACTTCGGCCAGAATGCGGCTCGATTGTCGTCGTGGTTGAAATCGAAATAGGGGCGTTTACCTGATGCCATGAGTGCCACGCGCTGTTTCTCAATCGCTTGCGCTGAATCCGGCCCGATCTTGACCTTGATCGGTCGCCCGATTCCGCCCGCGACCGGCGTGATTGCGTGCAGTCCAATCGGAAGAAAAAGAATTTCGTTCGTTGCCGTGGGCGAGATTTCGATTGCCGCTCGGCATTCAATCGGTTGTGTGTCGTCGTTCATTTAATTCCCTCTGCGAGTTGCTTCAACTCCTCTGCAAAAACCACATCGTCTTCAATCTCGTTCAATTCTTCAAGCTTCGAGTTGAGCGCCGCGCGCCGTTCGTTCTCGGCGCTGTGCAATAGCGATGGAAACTTGCTTTTGTCCTGCGGCACTTTCAAGACCTGATTGCGTGGCACGACTTTGATGCCTTTCGTGGTGCTGACCCAAACGTTATGATAATCCTGCGCGACTACGATCCCGCGACCGTGAGGCGTGTTCACGGTTTCGCCTATGTTCACGTATTGGTTGCCTCGGAAAGCGTGGCCTGGTTTGTCGCCTGCTTCGATCACGGTCGGCACTTGCAAACCCAACTGCTTGTAAGCTGCCGCGCGATGGTTGCCGTCTTTGATTCTGCCGTTTGATTTCAACTCAACCGGGTCAAGTTGTTCGCCTGATTCAATGCGCGCCATGTAACCGCGCACGATGTGATTGTCCACGACGGAGGGGCGCAGCTCGCTCGGTGATCGAAGCGTGATGTCGCTGGACTTTAATTCTGGTAATTCTTCATCCGTCAAAATGTCGTGCGTGAGGTAGCGTGCCGATTGGTGCTTACTTATAGTCATTCCAGCCTTCCGAGCGTGATAAACGGAGTGCCGGTGATAAGGAATCGAAATGTGCTGCCGTCTGCTGCCAAGTGCGGCAGCTCCATGAGTTTCAAATGGAATGCCTTCTCGTTCTAAGTATGAAAGTTGTGCGTTATAGCCAGTATTTGATCCACCGGCGACCATCATAATTTGTTTATGATCCTGCCAGTTTGAGTAATCTGGTTTCCCGCCAGTGTATTGATTACCTCTGAATTTATGACCGGCTTTGTCTCCACCTTCGCCCGCTTTCAAGTCTTCGGGTGCTGACTGATCCTCGTTGGTTTCGCTGTTCGGATCAGCCGCCCCGAAATCGTTAAACCCGCCGAATTGATCCATCGGATTCTGCGTTGCGGCATTGTCTGCGGTCGTTTCCTCGCCTTCTGCCGGTTCCGGCACGTCGTATTTCTTGCGAAGGTAGTCGAGGCCAATCGGCATGAGCTTCGACAATGCCGTGTCGCGTTGCGCTTCACTCAAGTCTGCAACTTCGTCTTCCAAGAATTTGATCTTCGGCGGTTCGTTGGCGTCGCCGTAGTTGAGCGCGAGAATCATCGGGATCAGTTGTTTGTTGATCACAGATTCGGCGAATCGGCCAGCGGCGTCGATGCGATCACTTTTAACGTCGGCTTCAACCGCACCGAACGCTTGCCCGCCGCCTTTGCCGGTCGTGCCATGCGTGCCGGTCATGGTCTGGCCGAGAATCAGGTTGCGCGCGTATCGGTCGGCCCGGTCGAGGAGTTCGCCCTGCGGAGAGTGATCGCTGCCTTGCGCGTTTTGGCTGATCATTTCGAGCGTGGTTCCAACGGGGAAAGCCGCCCAACCTGCCGAGCCCATGTTTTGCAGCATATTGCAAATTGCGTCAATCGTAGCTTGCGGCGCGTTCGGTGCGTAGTTCGCCCAACGAAACGGGAGGCCGAATACTTGCGCGAGATTCAAAAGCCAATCACTTGAAAAGTTGGCCGCGCACCACCACCACGCGAGTGGGATAAGCAACGGCCCGCCGAGCGGCGACCCTGTTTTCGCTTTGTGGATCGCAACAAGAAATTTGTTAGGCGGAAACGGATCGACGATCACGGGCTGACTGCTGGTCGTGCTAAAGGGCGGCTGCGTTTGCCCGGCGCGTTCGCTCCGTGGTCGCAAACCGATGGTGTTATCCCATGCGAAACCGTATTGCGTCGGTTGCACCCAAAAAGTTGTTCGTGGCGCGGCGATTGTGCCGACGTTCATCGTGTCGGTCGATTCCCAGACGATCTCCGAAACGCTTACACCCCTGATCCAACCGTCGAGAATGTTCGTGAGAGTTCCGCCAAGATCGTTGCCGTCATGATCGGGGTCGGGTTCCATCTGCCGCAATGCTGTGCTGACCAACGCGCAACGATCAATCGCGTTCGGGGTCGGCTTCTCGTCTTCATCGTGGAACGGCTCGTAAACGAGTTTCTTCCGCATCACGCCATAGGTGAGTTCCTGACAACACGCGGAAAGTTCCGGCCACGTCGAAAGCATCAAATCGAAAAGCTCATATTGCGGAACGTGCGCGCCAGCGAGTGCGCCGCGCAAAACCATTTCGATGTATTGCGGCGTGATCGCGCCGATATTCGGCATTAGCCAGTTGTAGCGGGCCTGTGGCCGCAGAAGGCGATTCATGCCGATTGGCGCGTTGACGCTTGCGCCTTTTACCGGGTGCTTGCCGTTCGTGCGAAGCTTGACGGTCTTGCGTCGAGCGGGTCGCTTTGTTCTGGGGGCGTTGAGCTTCATGCTTCGGAAAAGTAAACGAACGCGAGATATGCCACGGTGAGAATTACAAAGGTCGTCATGCTATCGCAAGTCTTCGCGGCGTGAAAGACGGTCGGAACCGTGACGGTGCGCCCATCTTGATTTTGCTGACATCATCAATCGCGCCAGTCGGCAGCGAAAGCAAAGTCATACCACCGGAGCAAGCATCAACCTGATCATCATGCGCGCCCTCGGGAAACGCGCAAATCTCATCAAGAAACTTTTGATTCCATGCGCCGCGAACGATTGCGAGTTTGCCCTGCTCGGATCGTGCGACGAGTGGCAGCGCCCGTGTGAGTTTGTCCCGGTGAACTTCGATTGGGGTGAACGTATGCGCGACAAGTAAAGGGTCGCGGAGCAGAGTTTGTAGCACTCCTATTTGTGCTGATACAACTTCAACGCCTTGTCGGACTGCGACGCCATCCACTAACGCCGTATTCGCAACAAGACGCACAGCGTCCGGCCATTCCATCTGCCCCGCGACAACGTCAGCGATCACAACGGTTCCATCTTGCGTCATTCCCATTTTCGCGCCTGCGGTGTAGTCGCTGGTAGTTTTTTCGGTGAAAGCTAAGTCCCAGCTTCGGCAATATTGAATCGGCGGCTCGCTGTCGATCACTTGAATGTTTTGGCGCTTGAACAATGCGCCCGCGAGCTGCACAAACTCGGCGTCAATTTCCTGCCGGGCAACGAGCGCGGGCAAAGACTTGCGAAGCTCGGCAATCTCATCAAATGCGATGTGCGGATTTGCCGATGTCGGGAATTGGAATGCACTCCAATCTTGATTGTCCCTGCTTCGCAAAAATAGCGTGTTGAAATAATTGAAACCGTTCGGCGTCGAGATAAACCACGCATCGCCCCGGCGATCCATGAGCGAAGGTCGGACGCATTGTTCCCACATTTCCTCAAGACCGTCTATGTGCGCGGCCTCATCAAACACAACGAAGTCGATGCCTTCGCCGCGCAAGCTGTCCGGTTCTTCTGCGGTCTTGAATTGCAACCAGCCGCCGCCAGTGCGCGCGAAACTTATTTCCCGGCGCTGCAAGTGAACCTCGACGGTTGGGATTTGCTTTGCAAGTTGGACGGCCATGCGCCAACCGGACTGATATGAGTCGGAAGCGTAGGAGGGTGAAATCCATCTGCATTTACCTCCGCGCGATGCGTAACGGAATGCGGCGCTGACGCCTAACACGCCTTTACCGAAACGCCGTCCGGCAGCGACGACTTTGTAACGTGATTCATCCGTCGCAATCTCAATTTGCGCCTGGTGAAACGGCGGAAGATAACCGATAACCCGGTGTTCAGTTGCTTCCATTTGTGACGCCGTTTTCGTGATCGAATCGAAGAACTAAAGTCGTTTTATTTTCGAGGCCGGTGGATTCGATCTTGTCCGGGACTTTGCCGAATGCGTATTCAACGAACGCTTTTTGTTTCGCAACGTCTCCGCTAGCGGCCCACTCTCGAAGAATGTTGTCGGCAACGGTGATCTTGTCGCCTTGCTTTGTTTCAACTTCGGCGTGCGCGATTGTTTGCGCCAGCTTCCGAAGTTGATCGAATGATTTTGGTCTGCCGTTGCGGTTGATGCGCGGGTCGCCTTTTACGAAGGGTTTACAGTTGGGAACATTCTTTCCGCCTCGTTTAGACAGCTTGACGGCAGTATTGCTGTCGCTGCGACCGTTTGACGTTTGCTCGCTGATGTATGCGCGTTTAACGCGAGCGCAATCTGTTGTCAACGGAAAACTTGCGACGATTTTCGGCTATTCGTTCAATCGGTGGAATCCATTTGCCTTTTGGTCTTCCTGCTTTGCGCGGATTTAAGTCAACCGGAAGTTCAAACAATCCATGCGGTCGAGGATGGTCGTGATGCTTCTTGCACAACCACTGAATCGCATAAGGGTCGGCGTAGGTGTAGTGATGAATTTCGGCGTTGGGATTTCCGCATTTCTCGCATGGTTGTCGCTTTAACGATCCGTTTCGGATTGCCTCGTTGATTGTCGTTCGGGCGCTGTGCTTCTGGCGATTGCGCAGTTGATTAACTCTTTTGCCGGGACACCCATCGCCCCGGTTCGACTTCGTATTCGTGTCTGCCATTTCGCTTTCGGGAGTTCATGTTAATGACCCGATTTGTTAGGCGTCAATCAAAATCGGTTGTTCTGTTTTTGTGTCGGTCGAATTTGATCCATTCCCGAACTCGAAGACTTCCTGCGCCATACGTTTCGCAGCGATCTCGCAGTATTTCTCTTCGATCTCGATTCCGATCGCTTTACGTCCTAGGTTTTTGGCGGCCAGCAACGTGGTTCCAGATCCGCTATACGGATCAATTACCGCATCGCCTGGATCTGTGGCGAGCTCGATACATCGGTTAGGTATCTGGATCGGAAATGCGCAGACGTGGCCTTCTATCTTAACCGGCGGGATTCTCCATATAGTCGAGAAGCCCATTGCTCCATGCCATACTTTCGGCCGGCCAATCTGATAGATGCGCTCATCCTGAACTAAAACTCGATTCGAGTTTCCGCCCTGTGCTCCACACCTGTCCCATATTATTTCGCACCAGATTTCAAAATCTCTCAGCCAGTCAAGCGGATGATAGATAGCGGACCTGCGTTTCAGCGCATACCTGACCTTGTGGTTGTAGAATATGCTCCCATAGCAGTGTTGCTGTAGTGTTAGTATCAAGCGCTGCTGATCATTCTGATATTCCTCTTCGACCTGCTCGTCAGCATACCATTCCTTGAGACGGGCTTCATGGGCCTTCATGCGGCTATTTGGTCCGCCGCCGGAATATTCTTTTACTAAATTGTAAGGAGGGGAGGTTACGGCTACATCGAATTTCCCTAGCCTAGGCAGGATCTCGTGCCAATCTCCGTGATAAATCGTAACGGAGTTGTCCTGATAATACGGTTTCATTTCTTCAATTCGTCCCGCAGTTTCGCGGCCCGTGTTCCTTCTTGAATCTCTCACTGGCCTCTCTCACGATTTTGCGTTGCCGTTCGAGTTCTTCTTCTGTTGGTTCGTGGATTTCGCGTTGCGGCATAATCGCGCGTTCGGCTTTTTCTTTCCGGTCGGCTTTCGCTTCGATCCTATCGCAAAACGCTCGCGCCCGGTCAACCTCTGCTGCGTAGTTATTCAAAAGGGTCTGTAAGTCCCTGCGGCAAAAATTCTCTTTCTTGTGTCGCTCGGATCGGTAATAGCGTTCGAGCATTGACAGCTCGCGCTCATCAAATTCGAGCTTCTTGAAAGCGGCGACCTCTTTTTCGCTCCACGGTGTTTGACTTCTGCGCCCAAAGATTCCGGCCAACCTGTCAGCGAAAACTCCCTTGCTTCCGTTATTTGTCTTTGACACAAGTTTGACAGGGAAAGACAAAGTTGAACGAATATTGACCCCTTCTTCTTCTTCTACTTCTTTAATTCCCTTCTTCTTCTTTGCTCTGTAAGCCCGCTGTTGATCTCGGAAATAAGACCGTCGCGATTCCTCGTCTTTGAGTTTCCGGTAATGCCCGTAGTTTACTATTCGCCATCCCCAATCCCGGTTCTTGTCGAGCGGCACAAGGCGTTTACCTTCTTCAAGCCGTGACCTGCTGGCCGGGTCGGGTTGGCAAAGTTGCTCGATGTATTTTCGGCACTCATCAATCGGAACGTTGGTTCGGCGCGATATTGCTTCATGCGTCATATCGACGGCCCCGGTCGGGTCGGCCAATACAAGCAAGTCCATGAACATTCTGCGGCAGTTGTAATCTTCCGCGATTGATGAATCGAATATCTGACCGAACACTTTAGCGAACATTTTTCCCTTTCGTTGGTTTTATTGCTGCAACTGCTTTCTCCCATGCTGCCGCTCCGCAGCATTTGAAGTCGGCAGAAAGTTCGTGCTGAATAGAGTGGCACTCATCGCACAATACGAGCGTCGTGCCGGGGAGGTATTCCCAAGGCTTGCGCCCCGTTATGTAAAAACGGTGATGGATATTGAGCTTCGACGTTGCATCCGAACAAACGTCACAGTTTCCACCGCGCCGACTTCAATCGCAGTAATCGAAACCTCTGCCATCGCGGGTCGTGGTAATCGTTCGCCCATTCGCCTTGTCAAATACAGTGTTAGACAATCAACGTCAACGCTTTTCTTTTCCGCTTGCCAAAATAATTCCGAACGGTTAGCGTCGGGGTTATGAGTTCAACCGAAGCCGCAGCAAACATGGCGAGAGTTCTGCGCGAAGTAAAATTCAGCCTAAACGCTTGCCAGTTAATCATCAAAGACGCGGACGCACGCGCCACCGTTCGCGATCTTGTAGAGCAATCTAACGACGCATTACAGAAATGGGAATCGTGCCAACACAATTAAAACTCACCGACGCCGAAGTGATCCGCGTTGCAATGCGATTACTCGGCCAGCGCACGAGCAAACGCAAAGCGAAATCGAGCAGGGAGAATGGGAAGCTGGGCGGAGCACCTCGGAAGGACAAGAATGACAGCGACCGAAAAAGAACTCCGAGAAATTGAGATTCATCTTGTGCCTCCGATGAAGATCGTCAACCGGGATCAATGCGGATTCACGCCGAAAGGGTTTAGGTTCTTTTTGGATTTCGGGAATGGCGTTCCGCGCTGCTTCATTCAAACCAAGTCCCGCGATGGCAAGCAACGGACACGCACCGAAACTACTGTATAGGCCTTCCGCAACCGTGTCGGGCGCACCGTTAAAATAATTCTTGCATTGAATAACCTAGCGATTAGGTTCTAGGCATGAACAACGAACAACAAGAACACGGAAGGTTCTATAATACCTCGAAAGACCCTGCCGTTATTGAAGCTAGGCGGCAAAGGGCGATTCGCGCCGGGGCAACACGAAGGGCGAACCGAAAAGCGTTTTTGGATGCGTATTACGCAAAGAAAGCTGCGGAACAGAAAGACGCACAATGAACTACCCATCAACCCCCGACGCGTGGATTGAGCGCAGCGACTACGATCAACCGACAGGCCCCGACGCCTACGAAGTGTGCCCGGTCTGCGACCGAATTGTGTGCGAGTGCGAAGGCGACGACCTGCAATGAGCGCGCGCACCGTAACCGAATCATTCCACGCATGGCTCATACGGCAGCGCCGTTATTGCGACCGATGCCGGAACACGCTGACGCCCGCGATCACCGTCCGAAATTTTAACGGCAAAGATTTAGTTCTTTGCGAAACCCACGCGAGCCGCCTAGACGCGGTTCGCCAATCAGACCAAAAACAAGAAAGCAAAATCCCATGTCAGAAAACAAAAAACAGTTAGCAGTTAGAGGCGATCCGTCCGTAGCCATGATGCTGCAAAAGGTGATCGAGGGCGGAATAACCGCTGATAACGTCGCGGCACTTGAATCCTTAGTAGGTTTATATGACCGGATGCAAGCCAAAGACGCCGAGCGCAAATTCAACGAGGCGTTCGCCAAATTGCAAAGCGAGCTGGCGTCCGTGAACGCAACCCGAACGGTTCCCGACAAACAAGGCAACCTGAAATACAGATTCGCTCCATACGAAGATATAATGGAAACCGTCAAACCAGTTCTCATCGCCAACGGTTTCGCGGTTAGTTTCACTTCGCGATTCGGTGACGGGAGGATGGTTTCAATCTGCACCCTGCGCCATGTCGGCGGCTTCTCGCAATCGAATGAATTTGCCGTCAGAATCGGCGGCGGCCCACCCGGCGCTACTGAGACACAGGCAGACGGCGCGGCGAAGACCTACGCCAAACGTGGCGCGCTGTGCGATGCCTTAAACATCGTTGTAGAACATGACGACGACGCGCGCATGATCGGGCAAGCAATCGGCGCGGCATTGGCGAAAGACTTAGAGGATCGCGTCAAAAAAGTTGGCGCAGATCGCGAAGCGTTCCTGAAATATGCCGGGGCAACCAAGTTCGAGGAAATCTCGGACGAACGTTGGCCGGTGCTTGACGAGCTGTTGACCCGTAAAGAGCAAGCAAAAGCCGCCCGCGAGAAACTTTCGCCGGAGGAATGGAAATGAACAATGTGTTGTATAGAAAACCGCTACGAGCATTCGACGCACGAAAAGACATAGATTCCGCTCCGTTCGTTTTTGCCACACAGGAAAACAACTTTTTCCATGTGTGGACGATGGACGATCACGAAGGGACTAATCATCACGGATTCTATTATACCAAAGAGCAAGCGATTGATGCGGCCTCTGATATTTCCAAAAAGGTTTCACAATGACAATCTACGACTGCGAACAAGGCACGCTCGAATGGACGAAACTCCATTTCGGGATTCCGACCGCTAGCGGGCTGGACAACTTGCTCACGCCGGAATTTGAACTCCGCAAAGGCGAGACTCCAAAAACATACCTTTATAAAAAGGTTGCCGAGAAGTTACAGGGTCGCCCGCTGATCGACTTGAACGCGTCAAGTTTCATGCTTGAACAAGGGCTAATCGTCGAGGAGGAGGCGCGCCCGTGGTATGCGCTTGAATACGACAAGCAAGTCAAAAAGGTCGGATTCATAACGACGGACGACGGCCAGTTCGGTTGTTCGCCCGATGGTCTGATTGAGGGCGAGGAATGCGGTCTTGAAATCAAATCACCTGCGGCACACACGCATGTTAAATATTTAGTCAACGGCGTGCTGCCGAAAGAATACGTCTCGCAAGTCTGCGGATCGATGTTCGCCACCGGATTTAAGCGATGGGTGTTCGTGAGTTATCGGCGCGGATTTCCGGCGCTCGTTCTTGAAATTCAACGGAAGCAATCTGATATGGACGCAATCGAACGCGCGATTGATGCGTTTCACTCCGATTTCAAGCAAGCAATTACGCGGATTTCAAACATCACCGAAGCGCGCAGATTGGAGGCAGCATGAGCAACGAACCACAACCGCAACGCAGCAACGAACAAATAGTGCGGGAAGCTGCAAAGAAAACTTTTCCGGTGCAGGTTGCAGAGCCTACAACCGACGCAAGCGAAGGCCAAGCAAGCGTCGTAGGCCGAACAGCGGGTTCGAATCCCCCGACCGGAGCCAATTTATCCGCGCCACGCGACGCGCAGGAGTGGACGCCGGAATATGTATCTGGCACGCTTCGGAGTGTAACGGCTATCTGTGACGCCCATAACGACGTACTCGCCGCCGAGCGGGAGAAGGTGCAACGTGTCAGTGGGTTGGGTGCTGACGCTTACAATAAGCTAAAGCGGCAACTCCTCGCAGCACAGGCAGCGATAGCAGAACATAACAAAGGATTGCTGTACGCAAACAAGAAAGCCTACGAAATCAAGGTTGACCTCTCCGCACTCGACAAGCACGACGCAGAAGTGAGAGAGAAAGCAGTAGTTGACGTAATCGGTGGAAGCATAGATGACGCAATCGCGGAAGTGCGAAAGCCGCTGGTGGATGCGCTGGAACGACTGTCGAGATTATCCTTGATGGGTAAAGCTAGAGACATCGTTTACGACGCGCTGGCGAAGGTGAAGGAGGGCAAGTGATTCACTTACTCGGACAAGGGATGCTTTACGAAGTGCACCACAACAAGGTTTCAATGATGACCGCAATCGAGAAGCGCCGGGCGATCCGCTTGTGCGCGTCGATCTTCGCGGTGATCACGTTCGCGGTGGTTTACTGGATCGTTTACCGATGAGCGCATATAACGACTTCGGCCCGCTGTTCGGTGCGCGTTATCCAGACGCGCCGGGATTCAAGGCGCGCGACACGTCGCAACACGCAGCGACCGTGATGGCGAACGACGCATCAACGTTACAATCTGACTGCTGGTCGGTGATAATGGTAAAACCTTCGACGGCTGACGAAGTTGCTCACGTGCTAAATAAATCCATTCTAGCGATCCGCCCGCGCCTAAGTGAACTCGTTGCGAAAAACAAGATCGTCGATTCTGGCGAACGTCGTAAGAATCAAAGCGGCAAACCCGCAATCGTTTGGAGGAGAGTATGAATCCTGAAGCCCAACGGATAGCAATAGCAGAAGCGTGCGGCTGGAAGTCGCCCAAGCACCCCGAAGTGATTGAGGCGATTAAAGATTGGCCGCACTCGCGAGACAGAGGCATCTGGTGGATGAAACCAAACAGCAAAGAATTTGCGTGGCTAACGGACGTTCCCGACTACCTAAACGACCTCAACGCCTGTCACGAAATGGAGAAGGTGCTAGATGGCAGCCAAATCTTGTCTTACTTGGTTCTGCTGCAACCGAACTGGTTCCCTACCGCCGCTCAACGATGTGAAGCGTTCCTGATAACTTTAGGACTTTGGAAATGAGAAATCCAGCAAACAACACGCAACGCCCGACCGAAGCGAATCACCGGCGCACAATGAAGCGCATTGAAACCTACGAAGGAAAAAACGATTTGCTTCGCACTTGGGAAATATTCGCCAGCACCGACGCTCAAATCCGAGAGCACGACTACCTGTC